GAACCATGAACAATATAGGAGATTGAAAAATGACTACATACAATTTAGAATCTGGATTTGTTGCTGAGAGAAAGCCTGTAAAACATTGGACTGAATATGTTGCAGGCGATCAGGTTTATGTTACCCTTGCTGAAGATCTTACAGTCCATGTACAACATGAAGTAAGGAGAGCGCTAAAAATCAAAAACAAAGTGTTCATTGAAGTAAAAGATAATTTTGGAGATGTTTTTAAAATACCTTTAGATAGGATCGTTGATATGAATGCTCCTCTAAAAATCCAAAACATTTATATTCAAGGCGAATATCATATTAACTCTGCGCCTACCTCTCATTTTTGTGAGGAAGATCAAAAACGAGATACAGAGAACAAAGGCTATCTTATTTTCCTACGCAGACCTAAATTCTGGAGAGAGTGGGAAAAAGCAAAAACAATTCCTGTGGTTTAATAAATTTAGAAGGAGTATAGAATGGATGAGTATAAAGGATTCCCCAGTAGAGCAGTTGCCCCATTGATCGTTATCGATCCAAAAACAAAAACATTTAGTAAGGATCACTTTGATAACGAGCGTACAATTGAAACGCAGAATGATAAGATCATCACGTTGTTAAGTAAGCATCATCCTGTTATGTTTTTCAATGTGATACAACTTGGAGAGATAGATAAGAAATGTAGGTTAGTAATGTATGTTGATGATAGTGGCGTACTACAACCAAACTCTTATTTTCAAATGTACCCGAACTACCAACCATACGCAGGTACAAGTGTTCTGGTAGCGCAAGACAAGTTTTCTCAAAGACCAGTTAGGAGATACGATCACGAATTTCTTTTGCAGTTTGTGAATCGTCATGTTACTTGGCTTAAAGAGGAAGAAGCTAGGAATATTGTTCCTGATCTTGGAAAGATCTATATTCATGGCTTTCAGTAAAAACGAATCCGATAATCCCAATTACTACATTAAAAAAGATCAGGAGTGTTGGGATTGGTTGGAAGTGTTAGCGCACAACAAGAAAGGAGCAGAAGCGCATTATGTGTGTAACATCGGTAAGTATATCTGGCGATACCGAGAAAAAAACAAATCCTCAGATATACGCAAGTTAATTAAATATGCTAATCGTTTATTAATCTTACTAGAGGATGAGGAGAAAAATGTTAGGAATGATTAACCCTTTTAACAGTATTCAAGGTTTGCAAAAATATCAGGAACTAGGCTATGAGTGTTTTGAATTAACTGAATCTCAAATTGAGAACTTAACATTTCAGCAGTTAACAGAACTTCCTATAATTACTTGCAATGATCGAGCGTTCTTAATTACTAAGGATAAAAATGCCCTACAAAAAATTCAATCTTAAAAAGTGGCGAGTGGATAACAAGTTATCTCAACAAGAGGTAGCAGATATCCTAGGCTTTGCCCATCGTTCCTCTGTGCATTGTATCGAGGTAGGCAAGCACAAAATGAACAAAAGAGATGAGATAGCAGTACGAGTATTATTAGAGCAGTATTCATCTAATCAAAAATAGGAGATTTACAAATGCACAAGATTTACCTGCTAAAACGCCTTGAGAGGACTCCTAAAGGCACGTTTGAACAAAAGAAGCCCTTACTATACATAATTAAGAATTATGCCGAAATAAAGGCTCTATCAAGGTTTAAAACGGATACAGAGTTTGATACTCATATATGTAACCGATTTACCATCACAGAGACTTTGTACCCTCTCAAAAACATCCAGTACATATCAGATATATTTCACATGATTACGGATGCGGAACTGTGTGAGCAACACTTAAACGAGTCTGGATACACGCTCCATCCTAGGAGATTGTTTGATATAACTAGCCTTATTGAGATTGATCACAATGGCGTAGTAAAAGATGTTGTACCACGTTATCTCGTAGAGCAACTTAACAAGGGGGCGTTATGTCGCAAACATTAAGCTTTATTGTTGGTGTAGTGTTGTGTTTCTTTTTTATGAACTCCTTTAATGGAGATATTAAAGAATTGTTTGAAACAGCCTACAACACAGGTAAACAAGATGGATATGTCCTTGGCAGGAACGATGCAACGCTAGAGGATTTTCCATTCAAACAATTAGAATATAAATGTATGTTCTTATATGATCACTTAGGGAGATAATATGTTTGCATTTAGATTAAAGCCAACTAACCCAGAAGAGAAACAAACTGGCTTTTTAAGTAAGCTAGGTGTTACCAATATGTTGTTAGCGGTTACAGAGGTTATGGATGAATCTGCGACTTGCTACCTTGTAAACCGAGAGGATATACCAGAGTTTGAGGAGTATATAAGTTCTGTAAATGCTGAGAAAGTGAGGTTTAGATATTATGATATGAAACAAGGTTCTGAACTCACTTTTTCTCCATCATCAAACCTGCCAAAATAGTAAGCCTGCGTTTTTCTTGGCTTCCTAAATCTGTAATCTGGAAGCCATTTTCTTTTTTTTCTATAAAACCTTTTTCCAATAAGATCTCAATAATCTCATCGTGAGTAGTATTACCCTCGTTTATTGCTAACAGACCGCCTAGTTTCTTTTGTTGGATGTTAGATAATTTTCCCATTAGTCAAACCATTTAAAGAATGCGCCAACTGCAAGCGCAGATAATATAGCAACTACAAAACTTTGTGTAGCAGTTTTTATTGCAGTACGTTTTACAGTTCTCCAACCATCAATCAAACTCCTAAGATCTCTGATATCATCTCCTGCATCTTCATCGCTCAATCCTAGTTGCAATAATATTTTTTTTGCTCCTTGCTCAGAAGCACATTGCAACATCTTTTGCAGTTCTGTTTCTGAAATAGTTATCTGTTTCCTATCCATAGTATTATCCACACAAATAGATGCAACCAATCATAGCAGTATCGCTTGCGCTTGAAAAGGTAACATCTTCCCTAGCTTTAGCAACTGTATAATTCCTTATAATGTCATCTGCCTGTTTCATTCCTTTACCAGTTGTATTGCTTGTTGTAATTAAATCTCCTTTTTCAATGTTGCCATTTTCTCCGCAAACATTTACTTGACCCTCTCCGACAGAATTCACATGTACTTGATCCATTTTGCTAATTTCTAAAACTTCATTCATCGGCAAACTCTCAAGTATCTTTGTTAGTTTTTCTCCAAAAGGCGGTTCAATTCTTTTACCTTTGTAAATTCCAATGCAGTTCTTTTGGTTTGCGGTCGTTGATAATTCTGCCTCTGTGAAAGTATTGCTCACACTTTGTTTAATAATCATATCTCCATCAACTAATATATCTCCTACGTTTGGTACATTTGCTCTAGGCATAAATAATAAGTGAACACCTGTAAATGGAACAACTCCGTTTACCGCATAAATCTCTCCATTTCCTGCCGCAAAAAAATCTACATTTTGATTTGAATCTGGACCTACAATTCCAAAAGCACCTCTACCATCTTGAATACCATATATTGCATGATTGCCTTGTCCTGATGATGCTTGTCTTGATCGGACTCTTAAAAGATCAACGGCTGATCCAGAACTGTAGTTCATATCACATAGAAGAGCATGATCGCCAGGGTTCGAAGCATTTGAAAAATCGCCTCTAACTATAAGTGGAAACCACAATGCCGCATTACCACTTACACTTGTAACTGCTATTGCAGGAGTAGAAGATGGACCTAATGTTGCAGTTATACCTGATAACGATCCTGATGTAATTGTGCCTATGTTTGCACTTATTGCCGCTAGATTTGCTACATTTATTTTTGTAGCAGTAACAGCGTTTGTTGCAATCTTATCTGCACTTATTGCTCCTGCGGCTAACTCTGATGTACCAATAGCCCCTGCCGCTATTTTTCCTGCTGTTATTTGATCTGCTCCGATCTTAGCGGTTGTAATACTACTATCAGTTATATCTGTTCCTGATATTTCTTTAGTCCATGCGCTACCTGTGTATCTGTATAACTTATTATCGGTAGTAAGGAATGCAACATCTCCTTGACTAGCCGATGCAGGTAAACTTGAGACTACATCAATTGTTGTAATGCTTTGTGCAAACTTTGCAGTTGTTACAATTCCATCTGCTATTTCATCTGCAAGGTTTCTTAATGTTGTTGCTGATGTTCCATTTATGCTTGAATGCCAAAGGTTCCCTTCATTCCCATATTTATCAACTGGTTTAGTCCAATAGTAATATGTTGTAACAGATAATAATTCGTCATCTATAAAAACGCTATCGTAAGATCTACCTGCTATAGTTGCAGTAGCAAAATTATTTGTTGTACTCCGATATATATTCACATACGCTAATCGTTTTATATTAGCACCTGTTTGTTGAGGAATATCTAATACAATAATTACTTTTTGTTTTCCACCTGTGGCAGAAGCTATTGGAATTGTTGTAGCAAAATTGCCGATACCTTGTAACTGAATATTTGCATTTGTATAAGAACTGACTACGCCTGCATTATTTACAGATGCAACTCCTACTGTAAAAGTCTCTGTTACTCCTATTAAGGAATGAGTGCTTGTTGTTGTTGTAACTCTTGTAGGAATGTTTGTAAGAATGTATTCAGTTTCAGTAGTTTCATTATAAATGTATGTACTATCTGCTAGAGTTGCTATTTTTACTCTAACAATATATCTATCTTGACTGTATGCGTTTGCAGGAGCAGTCCATGATACTGCAATTTGTGATTTAGCTGTACCATCTTTATTAAAAGGTAATTGCTCGGTAAGAGTTAAACCTGTAATTGGTGTAGCAGTCCATTGATCAACAAGACTTGTTGCAGGGGCTACAATCTTGGAACGTTCCTCACTTGATGAGAAAGTATAAACACCTGATGTTGTTTCCTTTACATTACATTCAACACCTATTTTTCCCTTTTGATCTACTTCTAATTTCCATGTAACAACTTCAAAAACTTTATTAGTCCAACCCAATCTAGTATTGGTTACATAGATTGTATCGCCCACTCTTACATCAAAAGCTTTCATAGTTAGGTTTAAGGTTGCAGATATTTGATTCCTAGAGCGGAACAAATCAATCTTTGCTAACCTTTGCGCCATTGTGTGCGATGTTGTAAAAGGGAAAGTTACATCTTTATAATTCTCTCTGTTTTGATCCTCGCTTAAAAATGTTGAGGATTGATAGCTAGGAAAATCTGTAGGTTGATATAAATTATCTGGATCTGCAAATACACCTTTTATTCCGTTGTATTGATTTCTCCTGCTTTTTCTTGTTGTAACTGTTATACCTGATGTTAAATCTGCTTCTGTAAAAGTCTTAACTGGTGTTTTATACTCTGCGCCTATTATGAAAAACTTTCCACTAGAGTAAGATACCTGCCCACCCATTGATGTAGATAACTCATTTATTATGTCGTTCGGTTTTTCTCCAGTATCAAATGATCCGTTAGCTGTATATCTTTTCTCTGTAGTGCTATCTGCTAATGTAACTGTTTCATCACAAAGGTTTGCTGTAGCAATTACTGTTGCATTATCAACTTGAGTAGCAGGCGTATCTAAACCATAATCACTATTAGTTAAATAATCACGAATACATAAAGCAGGATTATCTGAAAAAGCAGTTGTATTGTTTCTAGGATCAAAAACTTTTTTGCCTTCAATTACTGCTGTTATATTTGGAATGCCGTTCGGGAATATGTCATTGTTATGAGCAAATTTCACATAAATATATGCAATACCTTTTAATGTATGAGAGTTAGTCCATTTGTTATCAGATTCATTTACTAACTCTGTTACTGCTGTTTGAGTAGTTGTTCCTAACTTTTTGATTACTCTCACATGACTACTGTTCTTGTAATATTTTGTATCACTTGAATCTGCATCTCCATTAGCATCTAACTGTAACGCATGATCATCAAAGTATATTTGTCCTATAGAATTTACCTCATGTCCTGCGAATGCAATAATCATGTGTAAGAAAGCGTTATCATCATTAGTCCCTGATGTTGTCTCCATGAAAACAACATTACCGCCAACTCTCACAGTC